TTAATGGGTTGGGAAATGCGGAATCTGGGAGTGTCGGTTTGTTGGTGATTGCCAACGGTTTTATTAACTTTAGGAGGGCTGGGAATGAGTGAAAGTAAAGACAATATCCTGTATCCACACAATGTGTTGGAAGGGTACGGGAGTGGTTGCTTGTTGGACTTGCGGGTACGGATAGCGATTCAGTTGTTGGAGCACAGCAAGATGTTCAACGGGATCATGATTGACTTGGGGGAAAGTGGAATTGCTCCTGACGATGTAACCAAGATTATTGCCAAGTCTGCCCTTGATACCGCGACCGAATTGATGGCATTGTCTGAAAGTCGTGGACTGGTCAAGCCGTTGCCGAACACTGGGGAGTTGAGCCAGGCCGACCGTAAGCAGGCGCGTGTCACCGCGTCATTCAATGTATTGCAACAACTTGAGGGCAACAAGTTTGCACAGGAAGAACAGGGTCGGGTTTCGGTACCGGCAGTCGTCCGTCAAATGCCTCCACACTAATCCACTTGAAAGGGCTGAACCATGTCAACAGGAACGACAGAAGCAACCGAAAAAAAAGTTGAGAACATAATCTACGTCGTGAAAAACCATCACGACATCGAGCGACTGATTGAGGCTCCGAGCAAGGCTGCGGCTCTGAGCTATGCAGTCAAGACCACTTTGACCATAGAGCGCGCAAGCCAGAAGGACATCGTTCGACTGATGAAGGAAAATGTCGAGGTCGAGTCCATCGAGGCCGATTCTCTACAGTCAGGGGTGTAATTGACCGTACTGTGGCAAAAAACGCTCAAGCCGATCGACCACCAGATTATTTGGTGGATGGTTGACCTGGGCGTTCCAGGCAATATACTGGTTCACGGTTGGCAAGGACAGGCGGCAGGACAGCTTGGCATACACCGCATCACGCTTGGTTATCGGGTCAGGGCGCTTGTCAAGGCGGGCGTCCTGGTCAGCGTCAACAAAAAAGGAAGCGTCAGGTTCAACCTGTCCGTGTTCGAGAAGGTGGCGTCAAGGAGTGGCATAAGGCTTGAACCAGCATGACAGACAAATTCAATCTGGAGCAGTTCTACCGCTTCTGCGAGACAGTCGAGGTTTCCACCAAGGAGCGCGGCGTAATCAGGATGTCCAAGGATAACCTGCTCGGTTCCCAGACCTACTTCATCGAAGAAATAGCAAACGGAATCAACAGCGGCATACATGAGTTCTATGTCCTGAAGGGCAGGCAGGTAGCAGTCACGACCGCCTGCTTGCTGCTCGATATGTTCTGGCTGGGCAAGCACAAGGGTCTGACTGGTGCGTTCGTCACCCATAACGAAGAGTCACGCGATATGTTCCGCGTCAACTTCGATGCCATCAAGGAAAGTACCCGCGCACCATTCAAGATCGACTTTCGCATACACAACCGAACACAGCTTGTGACCGAGCGCGGGGACAACCGTATTCTTTACATGGTCGCTGGAACACGCAAGAATTCAAAGCTCGGCAAGGGTTCTGCGCTTACCTTCGCGCACCTGACCGAAGAATCCGAATACGGCGACGAAGAGGGTTTGGCATCATTGAATGCCGCTTTTGCCCAGGAAAACCCTAACCGACTTTTCATCCACGAATCCACCGCTCAAGGCTACAACCATTTTTATGACTCGTGGCTCGCCGCCAAGCAGTCCAACACCATGAAGGCCATCTTCGTTGGCTGGTGGCGCAACCAGTTCTATCGTAAAAAGAAAGGTTCGCCGGAACATACCGTGTACTGGGACGGCAGGCTAACTCCCGAAGAAAGAAAGTGGGTCAAGGAAATCAAGGCCATCTATGATGTCGAGATAGACGACGAGCAAATGGCGTGGTGGAGGTGGTACTCGGCGGAAAAAAATACCAGCGGCGACGAACTGATAATGTACCAGAACTTCCCGCCCACCGAGCACTATGCGTTCGTCAAGTCCGGAAGCCAGTTCTTTTCCGGTGCCCGCATCAATGATGAATTCAAGAAAGCGAACGCCACCAAGCCAACGCCATACAGATTCATTTTGAAGGATAATTTCGAGGACACGGAATTGATCGAGTCCAGCGAAAGGATGCAGAACTTGAAGGTATGGGAATTGCCACAGCCTGGCGGGTATTATGCAATCGGAGCAGACCCGGCTTGGGGGTCAAGCGAATGGAAGGACAGGTTCGTTGCTCAAGTGTACCGCTGCTATTCGGACGGCATGGAGCAGGTCGCCGAGTTTTGCACGCCGGAATGCTCTGCCTACCAGTTCGCTTGGGTGATATGCTATCTGGGCGGTGCGTATTTATCCCAACCAGGGGCGAACGTGATGCTCAATCTTGAATTGAACGGGCCGGGTCAGGCCGTTTGGGTTGAGGTGCTTAACCTGAAAAGGTTGTCGGCCGCTGCACGTACCGAGGCCGGGCTAAAAATTTTCAAGATTGTATCCAATCTGCAAAGCTATATGTTCAAGCGACACGACAGCTTTGGAGCACCCACCGGATTCCATACCATATCGAACACAAGGGAAAAGGAAAGGATGATGAACGCCTTTCGGGACGGGTTCGAGCGCGGCATCATCACGGTCAACTCTGCTGCCTGCATAGATGAAATGCGAAGAGTCGAGCGCGACGAGGGTATCATCGGTGCGCCTGACAGGGAAAAGGATGACCGCGTGATCGCGTCTGCATTGGCAACTACCGCATGGACTGATTACCTGTGCCCGCGCCTGATGGCGCTAAAGCCTGGAGGGATGTCCAAGGCCGCATCAATCGCGCAGGGCGAGAACGCTGGCAAGTGGCAGCCGACTCAGATCGCCACGTTCATCAGGGATAGAATGAGGGCGTGACGTGAAAACGCGACACAGGGGAAGGAAGCCAGACGACCTGACCAAGCTCAGGTATCCGCTGACGCTGATATTGCAAAAGCTGTGGAAATACAGGGATAATCACTCAGTTGGTGTTCGCAAAAGAAAGTTGCCCAAAAGCAAGACCATCCACCTGTGGGACATTGCCATCATCGCCAAGATAGAGCGCAACAGGCTGTACAGGCTGATGTACAACAAGCCCAACAAAAACAGGGTAAACGCTGCCGGATTTTACACGCTGCAAAAGCTGTGCGACGCGCTGGACTTGGTCGATTCCGGTTGCGTGACAAAAATACAGCATGGAGTGTATAAAATTACCGATGAACCACAAGTTGCACCAAAACAGGAAATGAGAGTATGCTTGGATAGCGGCAGAATCGCGAAAGAGGTCAAGACAATTACCCGGCCCCAGAAGATGCCGGATTTTTCACGTTTGTTCGGAGGAAAGTGATGGCTGTTTTGCACGACTATGTGTGTTTTGCACACGGCGAGTTCGAGAGCCGGACAGGCAAGTGCCCGCATGGTTGCGGAGAAGGAATGACGAAAGTATTGTTCAAGAAATCCCCCGGCATCAGCACGTCAGGCAAGACCCAGTTCATCGACAAGAAGATGAACGACCTGGCGCGGCAATTCGGCGACACTGCAATGAACGACAAGTACGATTCTTCCCGCATCGACATGACAAAGACCGATGACATCATGAAAAAACGGTTACGCGGTGAAACTTATGGCTATGCGTCAGAGGCAGTGATGACAGGTGAGGGGGTAATAAAAGACCCGTCCAAGGTCGCATCAGTCATCGGGGAGGTTGGGACATCTTCAGACAATAATCTGGCGGCATTGATAGGGCATCAGTCAGGAATGAATGCAATCAAAAACGCATCAATCGCGCATGACGACCATGCTGCACTGCCATCACAATGAAAATCCCTGCCAACATTACCGAGCGCGACCAGTTCTACGATGACCTCGTAAAAAAATGCACCTACTCTCAGGAGTCACGCGCAACCGACTACGCCAACCTGCGCGATTATTATTTGTTCGGCGGCAGCAACGGCATAGGCAGTTCGCCGTTCAACAAGATTTATCCGCACATTGATTTACTGACATCGTTTTTGTACGCATCCGAAACGACCAAGTTCATGGTTCACTTGGGCGCGTCTGTGAGTGAGCACGAACATTCGCGTGTTCCAGTATTGTCCCGTGCGGTCAATGACAAGTGGCTGGACTCGAACGCAGACCGGGTAGTTTCACACGCAATCACGTGGTCGCTGGTCAATAATTCCATGATGGTCAAGCTGATTCCGCGTGTGAACGAGAAATCGAAAAAGGTGGAAATCAACCCGTTCCCGATACACCCTGCATCTTTTGGCGTGTACCGCGAGGATGTATCGTTCTCGGACAGGCAGGAAGCGATGGTTCACAGCTACTACACGACCAAGAGCCAATTGGAGATTGACATTGCAGACCATCCGATGCGCGATGCGATACTGGGTTCAATCGCATTCAACAGCACTCAGTTGGAGGAAGAAAAGGGCGACGGCATAGGCAGGTTGATGATGGGCGCGATGGAGCCATTGTCGCAGTCCAACCCGGTTGCCGGGAATGTAGAGTTCCAGTTTACGTCCAACATAGACTACTTGCCGGACGTTGACCAGCACGACCTTGTGACTATGGACGAGCTTTGGGTGTGGGACACGGACGAGAACGATTACAGGGTAGTGACGAAAATCAAGGATGGCATGGTAGTGTACGACCGCATGAATTTCTTTATGAAGGGCGAGCATCCATTCATCCAGTTCTGCCCATCACCGCTGCCATTTTACTATTGGGGCATGAGCGAGGTTGCGGGTCTTGCCAACTTGCAGGAGTGGTACAACGAGCGCATCCAGCAGATCAGGAAGCTGCTCAATTTGCAGGTCAAGCCACCGACCGATGCATCCGGCTTTGGCGCGATGGCAGACGAGAAAATGTACGCACTGTTCGCAGAGGGCGGATTGTTCAACGACGGCGGGCAGGGCATACAGCCCGGCAAGTTGCAGCGCCACCCGCCCACATTGCCTGCCGACCTGTTCACCGTACTGAAGCAGATAGACGAGTCATTCGCCGAGCATTCAGGTTTGCCCAACACGGTTCAGGGCAAGGGTGAAGTGGGAGTCAGGTCAGGAAAGCAGACATCCGAATTGGCAAGGCTTGGTTCAGCACGTATCAAAAAGCGCGCTTTGGTGATAGAGGACGCGCTGGAAAAAATGGCAACTCTGTATTTAA